AACGACCGTCATATAAATCGTGGTGTAGTTTACATAACATAGCAACGTTATTTATGTCATACTTTCGTGTTTTAGATCCACCCATACCAATATCAACTAAATGTGCCATTTCTAGCTTTTGGTCATAGTTGATACACGTTGGCCATTCACAACGGTTGTTGGCACGTTCTAATGCGATTAAACGCATTTTTTGTAGTTCGGTCATATTATTCTAAAAATTGACCGTATGGGTTTTCTTTTGCCGTTCTATATGTTTTACCAGATATATGTAATTTTTTTAATGCATACTGTATTTGGTCATATTCTTCTTGTGTTGGATATGGTTCAATATTTAGTTTTAAATTGTAATCTTCCCTTTTGTATAAAAAACAATGCACCAAAGGTGTTCCTGCTTCTATTTGAAACTCATCTTTTAAAATTTCAAATGGGAACGCAATAGTGCCCCATTTATCAGCTTCTACTATTCCAGTTAAACATCTTATGTCTTGTCTAAAATGATAAAATGGATCTTGATACATAATGTTGTAACCCTTTGGGACTTTAAAAACATAAGGTAATTGTAGTTTTAAAGTTCTGTTGTCCATAGTTCTACCAATATTCATATAAACTGTTTGTTGCAATGGGTGGTCATCAATATGATACTCAATTTTATCTTCATAAGATTTTCTAATTGAAGTGTCCCATATTTGTTGTTTTTCACCGTTTTCATCTTTGCTTGTTGTAAAAAACATATTTGACCAAGCTGGAATAATAAAACCAGATGTTAAATAATCTTGTATTGCTGGACAATTTTTAGCACCCATTACTTTTTTTTCTGGGTGTCCCCCAAAATGTTTGAAAGTATCTAAATGATTACTTATTTTTTGTTTTTTATACCAATCTGGAAGAAATTTGTTTGCAAGTTGTGGTGGATATAATTTTAAAACTTCTTTGTATTTATCTATTTTTGGTATTACTTTTACTTCCATAAAAAAAGTATAACAAATTTTAAAATAAAAATTAGGTTTTTTAAAGTTCTACCCAACCAGTTGTATTGTCTGCTTGATATGCTTCTTCGTCCCAATAATACAATTCTTCATTGCCGGGACAATTTATTGGTGCAACCCACTTTATGTTCGTTGTATCTTTTGTCCAACTTGCAAATGGTTGTGGTGGGTAAAAAACATCATCATCTTGATCGTATATATAACCAACACCAGCATAATTACCACGAAATGCAGTACCACCCAATATGTGTGCATTTTGAAATGTATTATAGCTAGTTCTTTTACACTTTGTAGCGTTTGGACGCATTGATAAATAAAATGCTTCCCAATCTGCAAAACCACTTGGCAATGTACTAGTATCATCTTCATCAATACCAGTAATTACTTCAATTACTTCATTATTGTTATCTAAAAATGCGTAGTGTGCCATTATGAAAAAGTTACCGTTCCAGTTCCAGCAGTAAATGAAACAACCGTGTCAGATCCGTCTGTTGCACTTGAATATGTCAAACCAGCACCAACTGTTATTGATCTATCAGCAGTTGGAAATCTTAAAACAACTAATCCACTACCACCAGCGCCGCCACCGCCACCAGCACGACCACCACCGCCACCGCCACCAGTATTTGCAGTTCCAGCGTTTGCGTCAACACCATTTTGATTAGATCCACCGTTGCCACCGCCTTCATTACCAGAATTATTTGGAACTGAGTTATTACCAGCCCCGCCAGCGCCGCCACCAGACATGCCTACTGCAGTACCAGTAATGTTTGCATTTCGTCCAGCACCAGCATTACCACCAGTTGTTAAACCTGAATTATCCCCTGCACCACCATTTCCAGCTGCGCCGCCACCGCCACCAGCTGCTGCTACACCAGATCCAACTGCACCACCTTGACCACCTTTATTGCCCTGTAATTCGTATTGTGTTCCACCACCGGGATTGTTAAAACCTGCACCACCACCGCCAGAACTACCACCGTCTGCACCTGTAGAAGCATTATTTCCAAGTGAAGTACCACCGTTGCCACCACCTTTGGAAGTTATAGTAGAAAAAACACTATCTGATCCAACTGCACCAGCACTACCACCAGCACCAACTGTAACTGTATATTCTTCACCAACAACTATATCAACGTTTACTGTTGTGTCATTGCCCTCGCCACCATTACGATCACCAGAAAAGTTTGTACGAAAACCACCACCACCAGCACCACCACCATAGTTGTTGCCACCGCCACCGCCACCAGCTACTACAAGGTAGCTTGGTTGAAATGTAACTGCACCAGCAATAACTGATGTTGCTGAAACGCTTTTAAATTTACCACCGTCAAAACCACTATTACTAGCTTTTGTAATTGACATTAGCTTATTTCTGATCCAAATGCACTAAAACTAACATTTGCGTCTGACGCACCAACGCTAATAACATCACTTGCGTCCATTGTTATACCTAAAGTCAATGTAATAGTATCATTAGCTGAAATGGTTGTATCATAAGCCAAATAATCTTCATTAGCTACTGAACCACCGTCTTGTTTAACTGCAATTCTAAAAGTATTGTCTGCAGCTTCCCTATTACATATAACTATAGTTGAAACAATTGCTTCTGTTGAAGCTGGTACTGTATATAACGTAACATCATTTGCTGAAGCGTCCCCAGTTTGTCCAAGTATTTTATATGCTGTTGCCATTTATTATTTCCTTTCTATGCACCCATTAATAAAAATGGTTGTATTTCTAAACTTAATGTAACTGATCCAGAAGCACCACCACCAGTTAAACCGTCAGAAGCATTAACTGCCGTAATATCACCAGCACCACTCAAAATATCAACCCACGCTGATCCAGAATAATAAGAAAGTGTATCAGTATCTTTGGCAAATGAAAATTGCCCTTCTTCTGGTGATGTTATTGCACTATCCCTAGCAGTTGTGTCAGCAAATACTGTTACAACTTGTTCCATTAAATAATTGTTTACGTTACTAGCAGTTAAAACTTCACCAACTGCAAATGTTCTAAATCCGTCTGGCATATCTTTATTTTATCCTTTCAGCTTTTATTTGATATTTGTATGTCATTAATATCCCAATTTATCTGTATCTAATTCACCAAATAATGCGTTATCTAATCTAAAAAATGCTTGTACATTTGCATTTGATAATTGATAAGAACATGTGAAAATATCTGGTGTAATACTATAACTAATCTGATCAATGATTTCTAAAGAAGTTATTTGTGCTGGTGATCCACCACCGGGTGGTGTTAATTCCACTTGTATAATATCACCAACTTCCCTTTGCAATATTGCATTCTGATTAGATGTTGTAGCTTCTTTAAGATCCGTTACTAAATTATCAAATCTAATTAATGCAGAACTATATTTACCAATTAAAAAATTAGCTGCGTCTAAAACTTCTGTATCTGAATTATTTAGAAGCTGATCACGTGTTAATGATCTAACAAGATATTTACCTTGACTTCCAACATCTTGAACTGTTTGTGTTGTACCACCATTTCTTGTTAAATTTATAACATTATAAATTTCATTATCATCATTAAGATAACCAACTGACAAATATGGAACATCAGAACCGTCATCACTAAATGTTGCTTCTGGACTTGACGGAAATGTTGTATGTCTTGATCTAAATGTTAGATTTCCAGATTTTGACATAAATAATAATCCATTTTCAGATTGTTCAACAATTTGTAAAATTGATAATGTATTACCACTAATATCACTAATAGATTGCATTGTGGATATACCAGTTTCAATATCCCTAGATCCAGCACTAAATTTAACTTCAGTTGTATCTAATATATTTTCAATTAATGTTCCACTATCAGTTGACGCAAATGTTTCATTAAGTATTTCAGTATTTGCTATTTTCATAAATGCGTCTGAAGCTAAAAAATCTGCAAATGAATTGTTTGGATCTGGATAAGATAAATTAATATCTGTTACAAAACCAACAAAAAGATCTTCGTATGTACTTCCACCGTCAGTTGTAGCGTCAACATTAATTTGTATTAATGGTTCAATACCCGGATAATATGGACTTGATGTATTAGTATTTTCATATTTTCTTGCATTATTTAACAAACGAACTGTACACGATCCAGTAAAAAAACTTTCTAAATCTTTAGATCTACCACGATTAATTGTTATGCTTTGTACATCACTTGTTACATCTGTTAAATCAACTGTTGTTGTACTACCTAATTCATTGGTATCTAAAATACCACGTGCAAGATCATCTAAAGTAAAAACATTTGGTGTAAATCCAATTCGTACACGTACTGTTGGTTGTGCCATTAGACTATTACAACCCCAGTACCACCACCACCAATTCCAACACGTCCAAGTGTTCCATTTTTATCAGTAAAGTTTTTAATTGTTTCAGCAACTTTTCTTGAAACTTCATCTGGGTTTCCACCACCGTTAACATTCATAGTTATATTATTAACAATATTTTGTAATCCAGCACCAGCACCACCAGTTCCTTTTGTTAATGCTTCTATTTGTTGTTCTGGTGTTTGATCTTGTTGTGCAGTTAGTGTTTTTACTTGATCTTGTGCAAATCCTAGTGATACACGTCCAAATTCTTTAATCTTAGGTATATCAATATTTATACCGATTTTAGATAATACCCTAGAAGCAGTTTCAGCAAATGAATTTAATTTGCCAATAAAAAAGTTCAATCCGTCAATAATTCTATTGATCATGTTTTCAAAGTTCTTTGGAAGATTAGTTAAGAATGGTGCAAGATACTTTTCTACTACTTCAGTTAATTTTGCAAATGCTGGTGCTAATGCTTTCAGTAATAATGAAACAATTGCAATTATTGGTGGTGCAAGTTGTGCAATCATTTGTCCTATAGCAGAAATAAATGGTGAAACTGCTTTTATTGCTTCAGTTAAGTGCGGCCCAACTTCTGTAACCATTGCAATAATAACTGGCAATAATTCTTCCACTATAGGTAATAATTCAGCACCTAACGTTGCTTGAAGTTCTTTGATCTTTGCTTGTGCTTGTTTAGATTTGGTTGCAAAACTATCTTGTTCTGCATTCAAATAACCTTGTGTAACTGCTGACTTCTTTGTGATCAGTTCTAATGTTGCTTGTGCTTTTTCTTGTTTGGTTAATTCACTTGCAACACTCTTACCAGTATTTGCAAATGCTTGTGCTTGTACTTCTGCTTCAGATATAGCGATACCATAGGTTTTAAGACTTTCACGTTCACCCAATAATGCTTTTGTCATTGCTTCAAGAACTGGTTGTGTACCACCTTGAACATTGTTAAACGCTGCGACATCACCAGCTAAAGTTGCAAGATTTTGTGAAAAACCAACACTAGCTTCAGCAGACATATCAATACCTTGAAGAACCATACCAGTTGTTTTCAATAGATCTTGAAGTTCAAATTCAGCTAATCCAGCTTTTTTAGAAAAATCTTCAATGAATGTACCGAATTGTGGTATTGCGTCCCCAAATGTAGCGTCAAACGCCGCTTCAGCTTCTTTAGCAGTAGAAGCAAGATCAACCATATCTTTACCAACGGTTACTGCAGCTACACCGATACCAGCAATTGCAGTTGCACCTACTTTAGCAATTCCAGTTGCTACGTTGCCTAAACCTTTTAATGCCTTTTGGCCACGTGTCATTGACTTTACTAAACCGTCAACATTACCAATTATGGAAATTACTGCTTCACGATTAATTTTTGCCATTTACTTCTTTCCTATTGCCTTTGCTAATGCGTCATACATTCCGTCATTATACATTTCCATTATTCTATCTTGTTCCCTAGCAACTGTTCTTTGTACAACATATCCACCTTTACCAAATTGGCCGAATGAACTTGTACCACTTGCATATTGGTTTCCAATCCAACGTCTATATGGAAATTTTGCACCACGTCTTGAATAACGTAGTTTACCAACTGCGTTACGATCTATCTTACGCATTTTTGATGATCCACGAACTGGGACAAGAATACTATCACGACCAAATTCCATAGATAATGCAGTTGGTTGCCTATCTGTAGAAGATCCAATCTTGATCTTTGCTTGTGTTCTTGTAGCTTGTGGACGTATTCTTGTAGCAGATTGTGTTGCTTTTGGTACTGGTTGTTTTTTAGCTAATGTTCTTGATTTGTCAGATACTTCTTTTGCAATATCCCTATGAAATGTTCGTAATGCTTTTAAAACGTCTGTTTTGCCATATTTCTGAAGTTCTTTTACAACTTCTTTAATTTCCCTATTGTCTATTGCAAGATCGTTTATTTTAACCATTACTGATTACCATGCTTTTTGTTTATAACTCTTAGTAATGCGTCAAACATTTCCATGTCAAGGTTCATTATTTCATTGGGACTTGTCCCAACTTCTACACTAATTAATGCTACTAAATCAATGAACCCATTTATGCTTTTGGGTTATCACTTGTTCCAGTTAGATCTAATTCGTCAACCTTTTCAATCCAAGTATCATAATCATCATTTTCGCCATTACGCTTTGCACCTAACCAAGCTAAATATAATAACCATTCATATTTTTGTTCTGTTTGTAATTGACTAACTGGTACGTTAAATTGTCTTTCAAACTTTACAATATCTGCTGGTTTAATCTTTATTTCTAGCTTCTTACCGTCATTCATAATGACGATCATGTTACCCATTAACTTGTTGCCCGTGTAATAGTTCCACTTGTAGGAAATGAAACTGAACTGGTTGCCAATTCACCAACTGCGTTAGCAACTGGTATATGTTGGTTAACAAGTATAGATCCACTATATTTTGGATTAGTTGAACTAACTGCACCCGAAGTTGGTTTAATTTCAAATGTTGTAGTTGATCCAAATAGTGGCCACATTGTTGCGTCAACTTCAGAAGCTGCAAAGTCTTGTTGAAAATCAATTGATAATGTTCCAGACTTCAAGCCCCCAGCTTTTGACATAAATGTACTTCCAAATGCGGTGGTATCAATTTCTTCAGCATTGATTTCCAATGTAACACTAGAAATATGATCAGATAGATCCACGCTATTTATTACTACACTTGCGTCTGTTAAAACAAATTTTGCCATGTAATTAATCCTTTCTGTTTTCAATTGTAAATATTAAATAGATCATATTGTTATGTTTGTTATTAAAACAAAAAACCCACCGAAGTGGGTTTAATGCTACGTACTTATGAACAAAGAATATTTTTGTTACTCTATACCAATTGTAGCATGTATTGAAAAACTTGGTGTTGTTCCAGAAATTGTATAGTTTAAACGCCAGTAGTCATCAGTAATAGCACCAACTGCACTTTGGAAGTCTGCACCGATTTCAGTTATATCTGAAAATGTTATGACATCAGTTGGACTTGTGAAACTAGCATTATCATCAGATTGTAGTTTAAAAGTAATTGTTGGTGTTGAAGTACCACTAACTGCATAACAATGTATAGCTACATATATTTTTTCAGTTGCACCTACTGCACCTAATTGTATTCCAGATGAATTACCACTTGCAGATAAATCACTATCTATTTCAACTGTTCCACGAACCATAACTTCTGATGATTGTGTTTTGGTTACGCTGAATGGTGCTATTTCACCAACTTCGCCAAAGATCTGATAATTAAACAATCTTGACTTTGTAAAGTATGCAACATTGCCTACACCAGCGTCTGGAACTGTTGTTACGATCAATTCATTACCAATATTTGTTCCTAACAATGCGTCTGGTTTATTTGCACCAGCTTCATAAAAACCGTCTAATGTTAAAGATGAATTTTTCAACCCACCTAATTTTTCCATAAATCCACCAGAATTAATTGTTGTTGCGTCTAATTCTTCAGCAGTAACTTCTAAATTAACATTTGTTATATTACTGGATAGATCATATCCACCAGAAAAAACCTTACCGTCAGTAAATACATATTTAGCCATTATTCAATTTCTTCCCATGCTTCATTAATATCTGGTGTGCTTTTATCATCTTTTTTAAATGTACCGTCTTTTTTTCTGGCACGTCTTTTTTTAATTGTAGTATGTTCAATATGTCCAGCTTTAATTAATGACTTTGCAACTTGTTCATCATCTATTTCAATGACTTCACCAAATTCTTTACCCATTACTTTTTTTGATCCAATAATTTTATATTTCATTAACTTGATCCATTCGTATAAACTTCAATAGTAAGATTAGCACCTACACCGTCAATACCATTTAAACTGACATCACCAGCGTAATTATTCATGCCAACTACCCTAGCGTCTGTATTATCTAATCCAAGTGTTCTATTGTTGTATATTGCTTGTCTGATACTAGAAGATCCAGATCCAGTTACGTATGCGTCTAGTTTATCTTGTGCAGTTCTGCTATCAGCACGTTGTACTGCAACTGTTAATTCAAATTCATATCTATCTGTACCACGTTGCATTGCTAAATCAAATTCAATTGATGTTGGTATAAATAATGCAACTGGAAAATTTATTGCTTGATCTGGAACAACATCATAAACACGAAGTCCACTAATTGTTCCAATGGTTGTTTTTAAACCGTCCCTAATTTCAGACATTGTTGCCATTTACGCAACCCCAAATATCGTGCCTTTGCGAAATGGTGCAATTAATCTTGTTATTTCCCTATTCTGTTGAATATTTACAACACCAAAATCACCGACACCAGCTACACCTAATGGTGCATTTCGCATTGCAAATAATTCACTTGCCAACATTAATGTAGCTTGTCTTATTGGTTCTGGTACGCTTGGAAAACCCCATTTAGCAGTAATTTCTGCACGTGGCCTATTACTGGAATAATCCATTGGCCATTCATTATTTCCGTCAGATATAAGTTCAACAATGTAATATGGTGAATTTAAAATTCCACCAACTACACCATTTATTGGTAATAATTGATATTGACTAGAAGATACTGTTGTTTCGTATGTACCGTCATCATCATCATCATATTTAACTACTAGATCAGTAGTTGTTGAAATATCATCTACATTTAGACGATATAGATCATTTGTAAAATATTTTCTAGCAGAAGCAACACTATCTGCATAAAATATACGTCCACAAAAACTATCTATTTGCCTACTAGCTGCATTTATTGCGTCATCTAGTAAGTCATCATCAGCAGTATCGGAAACTGGTATTCCGTTGAACGCCTTTAATTCGTTCTGTGTGCAGTAACCATTAGTAATTGCCATAGGTTATTTACCCTTTCGGCCTTTACCTTTGCCACCTTTCATTTTTTTACTACTGTATGATTTTGACATTGATCTTACTTCTTATCTATTTTCTTTTCAGCTTTAGGTTTTGCACTTGCTTTTTCAATAGTGCCACCAGCTTCTTTAATAGCTTTTTTAACTTCTTCAGCACGATCTGCCTTACCGTATATTTCGTAATTCTTTAATTCTTTTTTTAATGCTTCTATTAATTTTTTGTTTGCCATAATTTTTTCCTTATGCAGTTTGGTGTATCTGTTGCCAGATACACCAAGACTACAATTTTAATTAAAAGGTTGGTGTTACCAAACCAGTTCCACTCATCTTTGAAATACCTAATGGGTATCTTCCAGAAGCGAATGCAACGTAACCATAAACAACCATTTTAGTTGTTAATGATCCAGCATTTGTTTCTTCAAATTTAAGTTGGAATAAACTATCTTCAAATAGTATATGATCATCAGCTTTTACTAAGTAGATTTGATCTTCGTTAGTTCCAGCACCAGCGTTTGTTACAACGTTAGCGTCTGTAATAACTGGAATACCTAGTAAATTACCAACTACGTTTCCGTACTTAGCTGCGTCCCCTACACCGATAGCGTTTTGTGGTGCATTACCTGTTGGTACTACTAATGGACGGTTTGAACTGTCCACACCAGCACAAATAAATCCCCAACGTCTTGGGTGCATAATAAATGCAGTAGGTGGTGCAAATCTATTTGAATTAATTTCTTGAACTTGATCTGCAAGTTTAGGATATAATTCACCAACTGTTGGACTTGCGTCTGTATAAGTTGTTTCATTTACACCAGACACGGAAGCAATACCTAATGGTTGTCCAGATGATCCAGAACCATTAAGCATTAAGTTGTCTAGTTTTGTGTAATAAGCTGCTACAAGATCTTGGAAAATGATGTTTTCTAAGCTGAAACCCGGTTGTCCACCACGTTCTAATGCTTGTCTTGAAACATCTTGTTGTCCAGCAATTGTATCAACATTGACGGTTAATAATGTATCGTCCATGTTTGTTTCTTGAACTGCTGAATTTTCACTTGCTTGTTCTGCTGCTGCTGATCCAGTTGTTATTCTGGAAATTTCTATTTTGTTTCCGAATGCTGGAAGTGCTTTTTTAGGAACTGCATTATAAAATGCTGATCCAGCACGTGCAATAGGTGCGAACTCATCAATCATATATTGTGGTACGACTAATCCAGTAAATGCACCAGTTCCAACATCACGTGCTTCAAAGTCTTGATGTTTGTTTAATCTTTCTTGTGCTTTGAAATCACCTTGTCTAGCTGCATAAGCGTCAGCAATAAATGAATGATCGCCACCTTTACGGTACATATCTGGTTCATTTACTTGAACAATAGCTTCTTTTTCACCAAGATCGTTATCAACACCAAGTGCTTTTCTGCTTTCTTTAACTGCTTTTAAGGTTTCACTAGCTTCCCTAGCTTCATCAATTTTTACGTTAAGATCTTTAACTTCAGCATGTAATTCATTTGATCTTGCAAATTTTGCGTCAAATTCTTCACCAGCGTCCATGTTATCAAGTTCTTCAACCAACTGATCAAGTTCGGCAACCTTAGCGTCCCTAGCTTCAATTAATTTTTTCACTATGTGTTTTTCCTTTTGTTATTTGCTAATACTTCTGCGTTAAGTGTAATTTCAAAGTGTGTGATACGACTTGTAATTACGGCTTTACGACTTTTTGCGAATACCGTCCCTTTCAAGTTTCATTTTTAATAATTCAACTTTAGGATTGTTTCGCTTTTCATCAACATCATTGTCCGTAATACTTTCAACTTTATTGATAAAACTTTCTAATATTTCTGTTGCTTGTTCGCCAGATCTTGCTTCAACAAGTTCTTTGTGTAGATCTTCAATATCTAATCCACGAAGTTTTGCACCCGCCCACGGGTTAGCGGGATAAGTTACTACTGATACATCAAATAGTCTTGCTTCATTAACTGATCTATTTTGTCCATTTTGATCAAATTCATCTTTGATTGCTTGAAATGCAAATGACATTTCGTTTAGATCCCCACGTTTCATTGCACTAGCAACTTCTGCAACTGTAGGATTTGACGGATCTAGTTCTGCACGAACAAACAATCCATAATCATCTTCTTCTAATTCTAAAGTTCCAGAAGATGTCCTTGCTAGTGGTATTCCGTCATGGTTAACTAAAAATCTAACGTCATCTTGTTCTTGTAAAGTCTTTTTGAATGCACCTTGTTTTATGATTTCGTTGTATGTGCCTTTGCTATCACGAACACCGTATGGTTTATTAAATACTGAAGCATATCCAGTAAATAATAATGTTTCATTTTCATTTTCGTTTCGTTGTTCTACTGCTGAAAATGTAAAACTTCTGTTTTCGGTTTGTCTTTCCATTTCTTTTAGATTAGTTGACCTTTTTTGTGTTTCCATTGTGTTTGATATAGCAATAACTGTATCAAATACATTAACGTGTTGTCTTTCCATATTCTTTTCTTCCTTTTTTGTATATCTTGGGTGTTCTTCTGGTAACAAATCATTATCTGATCTATAAGCTGGATTTTGTGGTTTATCATTTTTTAATAAATAACTAAATGCACGAAGTCTTGCTAATCCCCACGCTTGACGACTTACGCCGGGACGGTGTGATGTACTATAAGCACCAAATCCACGTCTGACTACTGCTTTTGCAGTTGGTTGTCTTAATTTACGCCAATCGGCCATACCTTTGATTTCTTCATTATGTTCTTCAACAATTGTTCTAATTGATTTTTCTGTTGCTTCTGAAAATGTTATATCACCAGACTTACCACTTGCTGATCCTTTTGGATTTTTCTTACTTCCAGTTATTTGATCTTCTTTTGGTGCTGGTGTACTTGGATCTGATTGACGTGGTTCTAATTCACCAGCATTAATTAATTGTGCAATCTTTCGTTCTGCCCAATCATGTGCTTCCATTGGTTTTGTCCACGGGTTAGATCCCCACAATAAGAATGCCACATCTGACGCTTTCCATGTGTCTGGATCATTAGGATTTGTTTTTTCACGATCAAGATCTGATAAATGACGTAAATGCCATGCACGGATCTTAATAATTTTATCAATACTTAATTCTTCACCATTGGCCATAATTCGTGCTTGTCTTTTAGTTTCATCAACTAATCCGTCCCCAGCTTTATTAAGATTATCCAAACCACGTTGTGCATTTTCTTGCATAAATTTTGGTGGTGTTCTATCTACTGCACGTTCTTCAATTTCTTCATCTGATGTATTTTCTTCTTGAAGTGCAATATTTAATGCAGTTAGTTGTGCTTCTGCTTCTTCATGTGTTTTATGACAACCCATTATTTCACCGTCATCAATTTTGACAACTGCATGTCCTTGACATTCTGGATTGTCCATTTGTATTTCGTATGGCATTAGTCTGGCCTTAAAATTGATATATTTCCAGTTGTACTTTCACTTATTGCATACATTTCATTATCTTGTGGTACACGTATTTCTATTAGTTCACCATTATCTAAATGCAATCCATTACTTGCACTAACATTACTTCCACCTAAATACATTTTGTTTGAATGATTATTATGAACATAGATATGTTGTTCAAAATTTTGACTATCTAAAATTTTTACTGGTGTATCTGGTGTAATACTTATACTTGCACTAATCATTTTGTATTTCGTTCATTTCACTTGTTGGACTATGTTCATCATTACCAAGTGGTGGAATTGTAGGATCTACCATTGCACCTTGTAATCCAAGATAAAATTTATCACCACCGTCATACGGTTCAAGATCCATTTTTGCACGTGCTTCATTAGGTGTCATAATTCCAGAACTAATTGCAACTTGGAAACCACGTACACGACTTAATTGATCACCACGTGCAAATTCATCTGTATCTAATTTAACATATTGTTTATTTGGTAATAATAAACTTAATCCGTCCTCTATTCGTCTAATCCACGGCAATAATGTGTGTCTAATAAACGCCAAACCATTACTTTCAATATTTGAATAAACGTTTGATCCGTCCTTAGATAATAACAAATGTGCTGGTATTCTAAATACCCTTGCAATTTCATTAACAATTTGTTCACGTGCTTCAATTAGTTCTGATCCAGCAGAAGCAGATATTGGTTTCCATTTCAATCCACCAGTTAATACTGCGGGTTTTCTATTTCTTGCATGGTTATTGATCCAAGTTTCCTTTAATACATTTGCTTGTTCAGCAGTTAGATCACGATCAGTTTCCAACACCGAACTTGGTGTTCCACCTTGTCCATAGAATTGTGCAATATGCCTTTCCATTGCCAATGCTAATCCATAAGTATTGTTGTTGGTACGTAATGGACTTACACCAATCAATTGGCCGGGATATTGAAACCAAGTAAAGTGGATCATGTTGTTTTGTGTAATTTTTCTTGAATATTGTCCTTTTGCAGTTTGAAGCATAAATACTTTTTCACCACTATCCATTTCAACTTTTACTTTTTCTGGGTGTACTGGTGTCATTGCAACTGGACGACCTTGACGATCTTTATCTACTAACACAAACGCATTTCCGTGCATTGCTAATGAAGTTATAATTTCATGCACACATTGAAATATTGTTTGATTTGCATTTGGTTTTTCTAAAAACTTTGGTTTGTCAGTAAAGATTGTTTTTGAACTTTCATATCTAACTGTTTTCAATGGAAGTAATGCGATACTATCAGCAATTAATGATATAGCTGAAAAGACGGTTGAAATACCAAGTGCTGACATTTCATTTACTTTTTCACCAGTAAAGTTATACAACCCGCCTTCACGAAGTGCTAATAAGTCAACAAGATTGCCTAATGCCGCGTCCCTTTGTTCTGTTCTTCTGAATAAACTCATCTAACTTGTAAATAACTTCCTATAATTAAAAACGCACCAGCGATTATAAACGCTACTGATACATTTATTGTATATACCCCATAAATTATAAGTGTTGCACCTATTACTTCAGTTAGTGTTGTTATATAATTTTTCATAGGTTTATTATAGATACTTCTGGATCATTATCTTCTGGTTCTGGTGCAGTTATACGATCTAACATAAGAACCATTGCTATACATGCGTCAATTTTTCTTTTAGATCTACCTTTAGACAAACGCCAACCCATATCCGTTGTCTTTTGTGCCGCACTCATAACTTGATCTGTAAATGTTGGATCACCGTCATGTCTGACTTTATGGTTTACAATCATATCGTATGCGTTTCCACATGCTGGTATCATTCGTGAATGTGTTTGTGGAAAGTTCACCATTGGTACACCACGATCTAATAGAACTTGTGCTGATCTTTCAAAAAATGCTGGATCGTATGCAACTTCTTTTACTTTGTACTTTTTCATTAATTCAATTACAAATGCTTCAATTTCTTGGTAATCCATATACACTTGATCTTCTGGTTTCCAGATCTTAGCTTTCATATTTACAATTTCATTATCATCTTTCTGGCCATAAACAATTGCAACGCTATCGTGTCTAAGTGCCATATCAATACCAACAAATACTTCTTCACCTTGTTCTAGTTCTAATTCATCATCTTGACACGCTAACCACTTTTCAGCGTCAATCCAACTTTCTTCTTCTGTTCTTGTCCATTGGTTCAAGTGATAACGTTGAAATTCATTAATTGGTAATGACTTATGCCTACGTCTTAAATTTTCTATTGGCCACCAATCATTAGTTATAGCTGGATTAACTTCTTCCCAAAGTTGTTCATTGTTTGGATCTTGATCATCTTTTGCACCAATCCATTTAAAATAAAATTCTGGATCTTCTTGTTTTCCAGCTTCTTTTAATAATCCACGTTGATACATTTTTCCTGCCATACTATCTAAATCATGTCCAGCAGTTGTAATATTAAGAACTAATCCGTCCCTACGTTTTGCAGTATTGTTTGATAAAACATAATGGACACGTTCTAGGTTTATATTATTCCATTCGTGGATTTCATCAGCAATGAAACAACTGTTTCGTCCACCGTCAGCAGTACCAGCTTTTGCCGCCACTCTAAATGCACGTCCAGATCCATTTTTAACTTGTATTTCATTTTCAAATGTTTCAACCATTTCAGATAACAATGGACTTTCATTACACATTGTTTTCATAGTTCCAAACACTAGGTTCGCTTGTTCATACGAAGCTGCCGCTACTGCTACAAGTGGTGATGTTACACCAGATCCAAGAAGTTCATATAGTCCGATACAAGCGGCTAATGCAGTTTTGCCATTGCCTTTTGGAAGTCCAATTAATGCTTCACGATATTTTCTTGATCCATTTGTGTTTACTTCATACAATTCATAAATAATTGCTTTTTGCCAATCATCAAGTTTAAAAGGTTCACCATAAAAATCACCCTCACCATGAACACAAAAATTTTCAATAAATCTGACAACCCTTGATCCTTTTGTATCTGGTAAAACTATTTGCACATCTGACATAAATTATTCTTTCCTAAGATATATTCAATTCCACATTTTTTACAAGGATATAAATATTCTTTTTGTTTGTTATCAATGAAGATCATATTTTATCATTCTTGATCAACCACCAAGCAAACCATTGTATGCCAATGAATACGATCAGAACAAATAATTCAATCATTTATTCTTCTTCACTTTTTTCTGGATCATAACTAAAATATTGAATTGTTAATTCTTCACCTTTTTTAATGTGTCTTTGTGCAATCGCAAAAAATAAATGTGGAAACGTTACATCACGCACCAATTTACAATTTGGATCTTTAGCATTGTGATTTAGAAAACCACCCAATGGTGTTCTTACAAATATGCTGGGACTTTGAACCACTACATGCGATAAACCAAGATTTGTTTTATTCGCTACATCTTTTTTTGCAAAAATGCCTAATCCGTGTATTTCTGATTGCTGAACTGTTAAAAAGTTTGGCAATGGTTTATACATTTCTTTATCCATTTGTATTTTCCTTTTGTAATATTTTTAATCTTGGATCTTCTATTTCTTTTTGATCATCAAGTTCCAATAATTTTTGTAATTGTGCAAATCCAGTTTGTGCTTCTGAATATGCAATTCCTAATCTTTGACGTGCAAGTGGTGTTAATCCTAATTCTTGTTCTAGTCTTAAAATCTTATCTTCTAACTTTAATGTCAAGTTGATCAATGGATTGACAACTGGTTGTCCTTTAGAACCTACATCAATCAATCCAGAACTTCCCATAGATTGAATTGTACGATTTGCACGTTCAGCTTCATCATAAAATTGGAATAAACGATAAAATGCTGGAAAATCTACAATTTGTGCAGTTTTTGCTAAATCGCTATCCCAATAGTCATGCCAATGGTTTTGTGTCTTACGCAACCAACGTGAATTTGGTTTAGGTGTATCAAATGTCTTGCCACCTTGTATTACATTAAGACTATTGTCCCTATGGCCAACCAACTTGTCCTTTTCCTTTGGTATTCGTCCCCTTTTACCCATTAAATTTACCCCAAATAGATTTCTTACTTAAAACAATATAAAACATTATATAAATAACATCTTACTACATAAACCTACAAAACATTGAATATAAGGAAAAACAAACTTGGAAAAAAAAACTTAAAATTTGGGAAGAAAAACCCGCGGATAAAACACGTTTTGGGTGGTAGCACTCTTGCCAGAAAAAAACTATCCCC